AACGAACAACCAGAGATCCCATATCCCAATGACGAGAAAAGAAAGATTACAGCCTATTGTAAGCCCGTGCCTAAACGTGTGCAAAATAGACAATAATATTTGTATTGGGTGTTTTAGAACATTGGAGCAGATTTCTTCTTGGTCACGGCTATCTGACCAAAAACGTACTGAAATCATGCAATTCCTCAAAAAACAAGGCTCTCAGATGCCCCAGAATTAACGAAACAAAAGGCTTTGGTATGATTACTACCTAGAAACGCTTTTGTTTTTCTACGTTTAAATTTAATAGCCTAGCGTTGATTTATGCTATTTCGGAAAGAATATCTTTCATTTTTACTCACTTCTCTATGATTTACAAAAAATGTATAACTAATAATAGAAAAGGAGCCATAAATGTTATCAAAATTATTTTACAATTTTAAAATCGGAAGAACAATAACTGCACTAAATAGTCTGGACGATGCTACACTAAAGGATATAGGTTTACACAGATCAAATATTAGATCCCATGCTTACGATCTTTTTAAAAATGAAAAGCCAGAAAAAGATCCATTGACAGAATTGTGTGATAATTTAGCAAAAGCAAGATACTAGTCTACTTCGCCCCAGTTATCACATAAAGCAGAGTCAACTTCAAAAGGAACTTTTAGATTTGGTATACAATTTGACATAATGTCAACAACTCTATCTGCTTCTTTTTGATCTTTGATATTAAAACATAATTCATCATGCACAGTGAGTATTGGACATAGACCTTCTTTGTAACAATCTACCATAGCTTTTTTTGTTTGGTCGGCACTCGAACCTTGGATTAATTTATTTAATGCTTTATATGTAAAGGCTCTTCTTATTCTACCTTTATGCCCATATTCTTTGATGGCTTCGGCAAGAGGCATTGCTTTGTTATACCCATATGAGTTAGGCTCCCACATATCAAATCTACATTTACGACCTAACCAAGTTCTGATCACGCCATGTTCTTTTGCGTGACTAGACGTTTTTTCTGCTATACCTTTAACAAAAGGAACTTTTTCATGATATGTATCTAGAAGTTTCGTAGCTTCTTCTTCTTCAATTCCCATAACATTAGCAAGTTTTTTCTTCCCCATACCATACATAATCCCAAGATTTACTGTTTTAGCATGTTTACGAGATATACCTGCCATATCGGCTACCATCTGATGAAAGTCAGCATTTCCTTTATTATACATCTCTATCACTTGATCTATCTGAGGATGTTTATTTTCTCCTGTCAAGCTGCCACAATAATGAGCTAGCCATCTTGGTTCTTGTGATGCATAATCAAAGGAACCCCATTTGTGGCCCTCCTCCGGGATAAACAAACCACGAATAAATTTTTTGATCTCAGGATCTCGTGCAGGAATCTGTTGCAAATTGGGGTTACTTGAACTAAAACGACCTGTAACAGTACCTCCATCATCGGATCTTAAAGGATTAAAATCACAATGAATTCTACCCTCATGAGAATGATTAAGAATAGTTTCTATAAATGTCGTGTTAGCTTTATTAAGTTCTCTTATCTTAAGAATCTTTGCCGCAATGGGGTGAGGATGATTAGAGAGAAATTCTTTTGTAAACATGGGCGACCCAGACTTCTCTGTTCTAAGATAGTGAATCCCAAGGGAGTCGAACACTTTTGCTATAGATGTGGCGACCCAAGGTTCAATTGCGAGTCCCGTGTCCTTGACTATTTCTTCAAGTAATTCTTTTTCTCTTTTAGCCAACATTTTTTTAACACCTTCAGCCTTATCTATGTCAACACGAACACCTTTTGTTTTCATGTCTAATAAAACAGGTAGTAAAGAAGACTCTAAGTTAAAAATAGCATTACATTCTTCTTTGTCTAATAAAGGTCTTAAATGATCCCACAACTTTAACGTGACTCTAGCATCTTGTTCGGCATAAGCACCAACAAAACGACTAGGTAATTGCCACATACCAGACTTTGGATCCACACCAAAATACTCTGCTGCTCTGTTCATCATCTTTTCATTCTTCCACTCGCCAAGATATTCTCCCGCAAGTGAGTTTAGATTATAATATCTTCTGTTCTCATTCAGTAGAGGTGCTGCAATCATAGTATCTATGATCTTGCCTTGAACTTCTATGCCCTCGGCTCTAAGCCATCCTAAATCATACATAGAGTTGTGAAACACTTTTTCTATATGAGGTGTTTCCATTTGTTTTTTTAACCAGGTAAACACTTTCTTTGCTGGTAAATTACCTCCACCCTCATGTCTGATTGGATAATAAGCTATGAAATCTCCTGCAGCCACAGCCACACCAATGATGTATCCATCTTTTCTACACCAACCAGGTCCAAGTTTCATTAAGTTAGGATCTCTTGTCTCTAAGTCTATGGCTATTCTATCGTGCTTTGTTAAATCTGGAAAAGAGGAAGGAGGCGACCAATCACTTTCTAAACCCATGGAGGCTACTTCTTTCATGTCTTCATTTGTTAGATCTGGCATTTCTTCTGGTCCTTTCGCTTTAAACCAATCGCCCCCCATATCAGCTAAACTAAACTGATGTTTCTTTTTCATGATTAATTATCTCCCCTCCGAGTGCTGCGTACCCAATGATATCTACCCAAGAATCATCGTGTCCCATTGTTTCAGCTAACCTAGCTAACTTTACTCCAATCATACAAGCAACCACCTCTTCAGCAGTTACCTCTCTAGCTAACACAACTGACCATATCTTAGCTATTCGCTCATGATTAAACTTAGCTGGTCCATATTCCTTGGCTCTCGGACCATTAATTAATTTTTCTGCCTCTTCTAAAAAATATTTTCTATTTTTGTTCACTTATCCACTCCTTTACTTCAGAACATTTCCATAATCTAGTTTTTGGAGATACTGATATGGGTTTTGGAAAATTTTTATCATCCATCCATGTTTTTATTGTTTCCGAAGTCACCCCAAAAAATTTAAGTATATCTTTTCCATTTATATATCCGAGGTCATTGTTTAATTTAATATCTTCATTGTTTTTCATAAATCTTCATCCTTTTCAATTTCACCTTCATAAACTTCGTCTGTTTCTATAAAATAAATAACTTTTTCTATCATCCTAGCCATCTCTTGGTATTGTATAAGTTTTTCTAAAAGTTGATTATCTAGATAATCTCTATGTCTTCTTAATTGATTTTCTACTAAAGCCACTTGAGAAAGACGATGCTTCAAAACCTTTGTTGCAACAGATTCATGATCAGGGTTTATGTCCTGACCTAAAAGATGATTTAAACGAATATCGTCTTTTATAGCTTTATTTATAATGTCTGGTATGCTCATATTCTAAATCCATTATCTTTGTTTGAGTCTACAATGTGTAATTGTTCTTTTGCCCTTGTTGCACCAACATAAAAAGTCCTGATCTCGGAATCTTGATCAGGACTTTCTGTACATGCTTTTGATGATTCTAACATAAGTAGAACGTTATCTGCCTCCCCACCTTTTGCCTTATGGATCGTAGATATTTTTATTCTTGGTGATCCGGTCCAAATCTTCTCCCCACTCTTCCTCACAGAATTTATGTATGTCAACTCCTTGTCCGATACTTTTATCACTTGATTCCAATGTGTCTCCGCAGACACTGTCAGACAATCTCCCATGTGATCTATTGAATATAATTTTTCGGGGTCGAATGAATTTAACACTTTTTTGCCATGTTTGGTAAAAACATGAGGCTGTGTTATCTTCGAAAAGTTCTTCCATTCGCTTATCGGTAATTGTTGTTTTTTGCATATTTTGTTCCACACCTCTATTCCGTTAAGTACATTTGGGGAAATAGACCAACCAGAACCTTCCTTCCAAAAAAGGTAACCACTTTCTTTAAGCTTGTTAGCAATTTTATTGGTAATGTAGTTAGTTCTTCCAAGGATTAACCACTCTCCAGTTCTGAAGTCTACATCCATGATATCATAATGCCAAATGACTGCACCTTTTTTTGTAGTGGGTTGCCAAACTTTTGATTGTCTGGTAGAGAGTCTTGCCACTAAATCATCTACCAAGTTATGTACGTCCAAAGGGATTCTATAGGACTGATCAAGTACAATCTTATTAGAACTAGCATTTAAAAAGTCTTTAACATTTACTCCCATCCAAGAATATATACATTGATCATCATCACCTGCATAAAATATTTTCTTGGCTCTCGGAACTAAAACTTTTTTTACCATATCCCATTGCATAGGAACTAAATCTTGTGCTTCATCAACTATCAAAAGATCTAAAATGGGACCTTCGCCTTGATCTATGAAGTCTTGAATCATGTCTACAAAATCTCTTTTTCTCATGACTCTTTTGTAGTCTTTCAATGCTTGATCGACTTTCAATGCTTGTTGAAACTTCAATCTACGGTCATTTGTATCACTGAACTGTTGCTCTAAACTAACACCACGAACACGAGCCATGTTGATTAAACCAAGATAAGCATCTCCATCTTTTCCTAATGTAAATAAAGTTCCATCAGACATGTTTATAGAAGAATTAGCAGAAAATTCTAATCCTAAAAGTTTTCCTAATTGTGTGTAATCACTTCCGTACAAAACATCTTTTCGACTAATCCCCAACCACTGAAAAGCTAGCGAGTGTAATGTTCTAAACCAAACAAGGCTATCCTCATTTATACCTAGTTTTTCTATTGTTCTAGTCTTTGCTTCTTCTGCAGCTTTACGGCTGAAAGAAACAAACCCTATCTTTTCGGGAGATGTTCCATTCTTTATTTCTTCTTGAACAATAGATATAAGTTTAGTTGTTTTTCCTGTCCCTGGTGGACCAAATATTGTTGTTTCCATTACATTTCTAACCTTCCATGACATGCCTTACAAACACATATACATTTTTCTATCTCTGCATTTATCTTATCTATGTTTTTGTCTTCACTAACAATTTCAGAAACATTTTTATACTTTGTTTCTGGGACTACATGATGCCACTGTAAGTTTTCAGATTTTTCATTGTACCCACATCTTTCACAACCTCTTTCCAATTTTATTTGATTAACGTAGTCTCTTAACCTAGACCTCGCTCTAGACCATCTGCTCTTCAAAATGGCACCTCTTCTTCTTGAATCTCGATACTCGGAACTTGAATCTCTGATTCAAACTCAGGAACCCACCAAACTCTTACAGTTTTCCATTCTCCTTTTGTGTTTTTAAAATTTTTACTTCCATTAGCTGTTTGATTATTGTTCATTTCTTTTAATCTTTCTTGTATTTGACCACGACTGTAATTATCAAATTTCTTAGCTCTTAAAAACTGCATTAAAGAATCTAGCTTAAAGTAAGTTTTACCTTCTTCTGTCCAAGGCTTACCTAGAGATAACTCTTCAGCCGATTGAGCTTGTATCCTTCCCGTACAGTAAGTCTCAAGTAATTCAAGAAACTGACCTTTATATGTTAATTCTTGTGGAACCTCTATCTCGTTTACATTCTCTAACAAAGAATTAATTAAGGCTTGCCAATCACTGTTTTTCATAACAGGAGGCATATAGTTTAATTGCTCCATACATTGTCTTTGAAATTTCAAAGGAACTTGTAAATCCTCAGTAGATAGTTCTAATCGTCTTGTTTCTACGTCAGCAAACCAAACTCTAGGTTCTGATAGAACAACAGATAAACCACTTATCTCCATAGTTTGAACTTGATTGCCTATTCCATACTTCTTTGTCTTACATAAAGACTTGTTGCAATAAGAACTCAAAGGCTGTTGATCACATGTGTAAAAATATTCTTTCTTTTCTATTTGTCCTTGTATTGTAACTATATCTGATGCTGGTAAAGGAGGAACACAATAAGTAGTGTTGAAACTCTCAAGCAAAGTTTTCCATTTATCGGGATCCATTCTTCTAAACATAACCGCTGCATTAAACATAGAGGTGTTCCTGCCACCCTCTGGAATCCCCTGCTTTGCCATAGTGGATAAGCATGGAGGACTTTCTTTAAATTGATTAGAAGATCCACCAAAATCTAAAGATAAAAAATCTTTTGGTAAAACAGTTCTGCTTTCACACAATTCTATAAACTCTTCTAAGGTTGCTTCTTCTCCATCTTCCTTAATTGCGTATCTTAAGGTCTGCTCTGAATCAAAGTATGGAAGGTTTATAAAATTACCAACATCGCCACGTTCAACCAAAACTTGTTCTTGCTTTGGAAATATTTCGCAATTACCAAATCCTAGTATAGAAGATATCTCTGAAGCTTTATCTCTAAATTCTCCTGCACCAATCCATTCTTTGAAGAAAAAGAATATGTGTGCACCACCAGATTTACTTCTACATACAACGGCAGGTATTTTAAATTTTCTAATTTTTTTATCTAGTGCAACTAAATCTAATGGATATTGATCTATGTCTAAAGCACCAAATTTACATTTGTTTTCTTCGTTAATAGGTATAGAACCAACACCTGTAAAACCATTTATGTGTGACTCTACTAAAGTAAGTGTTAAAGGTTTTCTGACGATAAAGGAATGAGCCTTTTGTTTCCCTGCTCTTCTTTCATCTGATATTTTTGTCTGTCCATGTGCTGCACTAAACCCTTCAAATGCAACCATGAACTTTTCGTGTAAATTCATTGATTTCCCCTCAAAGATTGGGGCGACAAACGGAGGAATATTCATCGCCCCAAACAGTTAAAACGGTAAGTCTTCTTCCTTTGAAGTTCCGTTTATTACTTCATCACTCGTTCCCGCTTGAGTTTTAATTTCTCCAGATTTAAACGATTGATAAAAAGCTTTTGCAGCCAAAAAAGCTTCTTGGGGGAGAAGAGTTGGGTCAACCTTTTCGACTGCAAAATTGTACCAGGATCCTCGGTCGTTACTTTCTTGCGTAGAGGTTAACTTCCACGCAGTCCCCCACATTGGAGGATTAAATAATCCATTAGGTCCTGTATACTGTACCATTTTCATCATGGTATTCCATTTTTTAGACACTTTTAATTGTGTCTTCTTCATGTCACAAATAGCTGTTTGTGTAGAACCTGTCTTAACATCTACAATCATAACTAAGTGCTGTGCTGAACGAATTAGTTCATTACCCGATGGTAATAATTCTGTAGCACCGTCCCTTTGGGTTTGTGATAGTGCGGGATCATTAGCTTTTAACTCTCCCATAAAACCTCCGCCCTCGGTTCTTAGTTGGAACTCTAAATATTTAAGAGTGTATCCACATGGTATTACATACACACCTTCTTCACTGTCCCAAAACTCTCCTGTAACAGTGTTGAATAAATCTCCTCCACTTGCTCCTTTTATGTAAACAGACTCTTGTTTATTCAATTGAGGAGATGTGGTTTGTATTATTCTTAGAAATGGTATCTGCATGTCATCTGCACCTATTGAATCCATTCCTTCTCCTGCAAACTCCGATAGTTCACTCATAAAGTTAGCAGGTAAGTTTTCTTTTTTCTCTTGTAGTTCTGTATTAGCCATTATTTAACTCCTTGTTATCTTAGCTTCGTTACCGACAAAAACACCGAAAGTATCAAAATCTAGTTCTGCTCCACTTTCGATTCTTCCTTTTACCCAGGACTTTAATGTCATTGGATGTATGTGTGTTTTCTGAACAGGATCAAATCCATTTTTCCTTAGATCATCAACAACTGCACCAACCACATTGTCTTCTCCTTGAGAGAAGGACACTATGACATCATTCTTTATGATGTCCGCTTCACCCACAGATCGGAGAAAGTTAAAAGCTTGTTCTCTTTTATCCTCAGAAATGCGAGCATGAACGAAAGATCTGATAGTAACCTTGTGACCATCCACAGTTATACTATCCATGCCCATTTCCTCCATGAGGCTGGGTATGTCTTCTTCGTTCACTTTTCTTTTTTTGAATTTCAAATCCTTGAGGTGCTGTTCAGCATCCTCAATGTCTTTTTGAATTTGAATAGATTGTCGGATAAAGTTGGATAACTTGGATGCTCCTTCTTTATCTACATTGTCGAACTTATCGGCATCGACCTTTTCCTTTTCAAATAGAGCATACATATCGCTCATAATTACCTCTTTCTGTTACTAAGTTTTTCCCCTTCGGGATTAAGTAATTGTTTTACTTTACAATTATATGTTTTGTCAAGCTACTTGTTTTTCTTGTGCCACTTTCTTGACTAAGTGTGCTAGCTGTCTACTTACACTCCTTTCATTTTCTTCAGCTAATTCTTTTAACATTTCATAAACATCAATAGATACTGCTACTGATTTCCATTTATTGGGATCCATTATAAACTCCTTTTAAATCCATTAATTTAGTGGAAGATACTTCATATCATATATAGTGTCAAAGATATTTATTTCAACCATTCTCTTACTTCTTCTCCTAAAGATCTAGCTGATAATTCGTTTTTAGATTTTAAACTTTTTACAATATGCTCATCCACAGTTCCTTTCGCCACAAGATCAACATAAAGAACTGTGTTCTTTTGCCCTATTCTGTGACATCTTGCTTCTGATTGTATCCTAGATTCTAGATTAAAATCATTAGCATAATAAATAACATTACTTGCAGTATTCAATGTAAGACCTCGTCCTGCTGTCTGAGGATTAGCTACAAAGAATCTCGCATCTCCGCTATTTAATCTTTGTTCTGCCATTTGTCTGTCTCTTTCAGACGTGTCGCCGTAAAAGGTAACAACAGAATCTTTCCCATATTCTTTTTGTAAAACTTTTTTTATTTTTAAAATATCATATCTAAATCTTGACCAAATAATGACACTACCATTCATCTCTTCAATAACCTCAAGCATCGCATCTGTTCTATGACTTTTAAATTCCACAAGCTCTCCATCGTCTGTCATTGTATGACCACACAACACTTGTTGTAATCTTAATAGCTGAGTCATAACAGCAGGTGCAGAAACTAACTTACCATCGTCAAGTAAGGCTATGGCTGCATCTTTTATACTCTTGTAGTGTCGTAGTTGTTCGCTCGTCATAGGAACTTCACGAGTCGCATATATAGTTGGAGGTAAGTCTAGTGCCTCTGCTTTTGTAACTCTATGTGAAAAAGTATGAAGTCTTTCAGATAAATCATCTAAGTTTTTATAACCAACTATTTGTTGAAATGAATGCGAACCCATTCTTTGTGTTCTTGATATGGCATATTTTCCCTGGAAAGACCAATATGAATCATGACCTAAAAGATCCTTGCTCATGAAACCACACTGTGAGTACAGATCCATTGGTGACTTAGTTACAGGAGAACCTGTTAATATTCTTTTGTATTTAGCAGATAAACCAAAAGATATCAGAGCCTTGGTTCTTTTGGCTTTTGGATTTTTGATGGTTGTAGATTCATCTATAGCCAATAAAAAATCAGATCCTTTAGTAAAGAACTCAATATAGTTTTTCATTTTAGTTGTAGCAAATCCCTCAACATTAACTAACAAAATTCTAAGATCTTTTCTTGAATGTGCTCCATCGACTAGTCTTTTCTTTTCGGTTTTATTTGGCTGTGGATTCCATAAATAAACTTCACGTTTTATTTCATCTAACATATGTGTTGGTATCTCGTTCTCTTTCCAGTTTCTGTAAACACCCTTGGGTGCAACAATAACAGCCGTATCTATCTTTTGATTTTGATATAACCAAGTGATGTTATCTATGAGTACTTTTGATTTTCCACATCCCATCTCCATGAAGTATGCGTAGTTTTGTTTGTCATAACTTTTTTCTAAAGCTAATCTTTGATGATTGTATGGTTTTGTTTTGTATTTAAAATTCATTTTAAAATTCCTCCATCCATGCGAGAGTTGATGGTGCTGATCGACTCTCTGAATATTTGTTCTTGTACCTAGGCTCTGGCTTTACTGCATCGGGATGATCTGTTCCTGTCCAATCTGATTCGGGTAATTCTCTTTCTTCCTCAGTTGTTAAGAAAGGTCCCCAGTATCTATTAGAGCCTTCTAATGAAGTGCGTTTTTCTCTTTTCCACCCTTCAAGTCTAGCTATCTTTTGAATCGTCCGACCATCCGTCCCAATCTGGTTCGAAATTGATTGTGTATCGTGACCCAGACTCCACATTCTCCTTGCGACCACTACTGCTAGATGGGGGTGGTTTGGGAAAGTTGATGATGTTATCTCTATGGTCAGAGTATATTTTTTCTTTTCCATTCTTTTTACTCATAAATTTCATCCTCCTCTAATCCTTGCATGATTCCGAACCTTGCAGCCTCCATGTACCACAAGATATCAGCAGGGTCTTTTAATGTTGTTATCATTTGAACTTGACCCTGTTTGTTTTGTCCCATGATGACAAGTTGTTCAAATGTTTCTGCAGCCATATCACACACTAAAGATACAGGCTTAACTGTTGTTCTCATTTTATATGGGAATTTTATGATGTTGTCACTCATTTTAATTGTGAGCCTTGGCAACAATCATCCACAATACTATGGCACAAAACACATTGCTCATGACCATGTATGTTAATAGTCTGTAGTGTGCCTTGACATCTCGGGCATCTCGGCAAACAATGTGTTTTAATCTCTTGATG